AACGTAATGGTACATGTTCAACCTCAAGTTCTTTCTGTACTTATTGAGTACTTGCAATGTCATGTCGTAATCTTCCTTCAGGAAAATGTCTTCATCATACCTTAAATCGTTGTCTCTATGCCCTTGAAATGGTCCTCCGATATATGAAGTAGTGCCAAATGGAGTATACTCTCTGTAGGCTCCTTTATCTGCCAAGCAATTCAATCCCCAATATCTGACATCTAAATCAATTGCTAATTGCATCCCCTCTAATATCATGTCAAGCACTTCTCCTGAATCCAACTTCTTTTGTACGTTTCTGTTCCACCTTCCAAAATACTTGATATCATCATCCATTGTGATAATATTCTTGTTTTCTGAATTATCTAATATGTAATTCCAAACTCTTGCTAAATTTCCTTGTACTTTATCTGGGATGACCCATATTTTGTCATGTATCTTTTTGTACTCTTCAGCCTCTTTCTCCATCACTACGTAAGTAATAAAGGGTAGGTATTTATGAGTCTTAGCGATTTCTGCTCTTTTATAGCTTGGACTATATACTTGAAACATATTTTTCTAGTTTTAATATTCTGACTTCTCTATGCAAATCAATCACATCAACAAGTTTGTAGTTTTTAAAAATCCTGATTATCTCATCATCTATAAAATCCCTAAAATGATAATTATTGTAATGAGTGGTTTTTTTACTTGGGTAACTGATAAAAATTTCCTTTACATCGCAATTTTCAGCTAATTCATTAAGTACTTCAGGATGTTTTAAATGCTCTATTGTCTCAAGGCTTACCAATACATCTGCTTTTATTTTATGCAAATGATGTTTTTCGTTAAACGTCTCAAATGAGCAATTTAAAAATCTAGTTTTTTCTGTTTGAAAATGTTCTTTCGCCCAATCAATTGCATATTCAGCAATGTCAATGCCAATGACTTCTTCAATATCTGGGTTTTTTGAAATCAAGTGACTTCCATATCCGCAACCGCAACTAGCATCTAATACAACCCCATATAAAAATTGTCTGATCAAAGCATATCTCTCAATATGTCTTCTGTTCAAAATGTCAATTTCAATGTCTTCTAATTCTAATGTGGTTAATAGTATTCTTTCCCTAGGTAAACTCATGACTTGTTTTCTTCTAAATATTTAGCACCATTAATTACCCGTCCAATCCCCTTGCTCCATTCCTTGCCATTTGACCTCTGAGAAAATACGCTCTTTAAATTAAAATGAGTTTGTGCTTGTAGCCAATCAATGTCATTTTCAAAAAATAAAACAACGTAATTGTTGCTCTCATCTATAAACTCGCTAAACTCAACGTCTGGTTCTTCATCCTCAAATGATTCGCTTTGATCAGGAACGTCAACCCCCCAATCCAATAGCGGGTCATCTGAATGATTATTAGCCAATAAGTCCCAATCCCATTCGCCAAAACTTACATTGTCTTTGATTATAAATTCCTTTTTCTGCTTATCTGTCCAATCTTCAGTTGTTTCAATCCAGACTTTTTTAAGTCCTGCATCCATACATGCCCGAAGTCTCATGTTTCCACCTAATACCGTCATCGTTTCATCCACTACAATAGCACGAACCTCAAGCATTTCTGGAAATTCCTTAATGCTATTCACTAGTTTTTTAAACTGATGCTTATTTATAGTCCTGGGATTGTCAGTATTGAATTTTACGTCTGTAATATTGACTTGTTTTTTCATGCGTAGGTGGTTTTATTATTTGTCTTTGTTTTTCTGTTTACAAAATGAATTGTCTTTTGGATAAATTTATGTCTCTCATCCTCAGTTTGAAAGTATTCAGGTATACTGATCCAAAAGGTTTTTGGTTTCTCACTCTCCGAGAACATAATTTCTAGTATTTTTTCTATTTTCTTTTTCACAATTTCTAAGTTTTCGTTCTAAAATTCTAAGTCTGCTTTCTAAAATTTGAGATTTAAGTATCTCGTCAGCAGACTCAGCTTCAAATTTGAATTGACTCTCTATTTCTTTAAGGCTTTCGTTTGATCTTGAATATGCCTCGTAATTTTTCAAAGCATGCAGGATCGTAGCATTATTTGTTTGCCTTCCATTCTCTAAAAATATCTTTTTTATTGCAATCAATCGCAACTTTCGCTTTTCTCTAAGCAAATAGCAGAGCAATGCCCTGACTTCAACCACTTCTTTTTTTCTGGATTCAACAAAAGGATTAATCTTTGTGATTCTTTTTAGCTTATTAATTATTTCTGAAGGGTTCATCTGGTTTTCTGTTATGTAACGGTATAAAATTACTGACTATCAAAAGCAGAAAACTGCAAAAGCATAGTACTATGAGTTTGATTATTAGTTTAATTTTTCCCATCGTTGATTTTCTTTTCTAATGCATTGATTTTAGTCTTGAATACTTTCACGCCATTAAGCAATGACTTCATTTCTCCGTGTGACATCCCAGAAGATCGCTTCATTTCATCTTGAATCCTTTTCATGTTATTATCTTTCTGTTCAATAAGGTCATCTAATTCCTTTTTTAGTTCTTTTTTAGTCTTTGTGTTTTTCATTTTTTTATATTAATCTGTACAAAATCCTGCCTGGCAACCACTACCTCCACCATAAGTGAAATCCAATTGCTTACCTACTTTTTTTATTTGTTTAAAACTCATTTCTTTTTTCCAAGTATATTTCTTTTCCTGGTCAGCAAACCATTGCATCTTCAAAGGCTCATCATCCCAATTCTTTCTTAGTTGTTGCACTTGTTTATGGAAACAACCAACGCAATTAGAGTCTTTAGGGAAATCAATTCCACTTTTACTTGCCCATTTATAAATTGGATAATGAATAATCTTGTTATCTATTAAAGGAAAATGCCCTTCCCTCCATTCTATCTCCTCCCATTTGTTTTGAGTTTTTCTTTTACCTACTATTGTCTTGAATGATGTGGTAAATCTTTTAGCACGGTCTCTTTCATCGTATCTAAACCCAATCCCCATCCTTACCTTCTCATTAATATTTTTTAGCCACCAATCAAATATAGGCTTCAATTTCATTTCTGTTGTGCAGAATCTCATCAACTCATTTGGTAGTGCTTTTTTCTTCCTATTAACTTCGTCAAAGCTATCTCCAGAAACCCAAATAATTTCTCTGCCTAATATCTGCTCTAAATCAAACATGACTTTTAGGGTTTTATCTGATTCAGCCGTGGAAACAAAATCAATACCTAACTTATCTGAAACCATTTGAACCAATTTATCATCTTTAGGCTTGCATTTTACGTCATCAATTCGAACCAGGGAAAAGATATTGTAATCAGCAGGATAATGAACCGCTAAATAGCTGCTTGTTTTTCCTCCACTTAATGAATTAATGGTTTTCATTTCTTTAAGTTTTCTGGTTTAATACAAAAGGCATTCGTATACTTCATGAATTTGCATTCCCACTTGCTGACATCTTCATAGTCAACAAAGTAAAAATCAGCATTTTCTTTATCAAGTATATAAACGATCCAATACATCTCAATTTTTCCTAGTCCTTTTTTATGCGCTCTTTCATTTACCAACACGTGAGCGCCTTGAAAATGATAGGTTGACTTCACATCAATGTTTTTACCCTTGATAATAAAGTCAGGATTTTTAGACGGGTATAAATCTAAAAGATTTGCCATCGTAAAATCAACCTTTTTTCTAGTCAAATAATCCGCTACGATTAACTCCCCTGCTATTCCGACCCGATCAACATGATCGCTTTTTTCTCCTCGGTCAAACTCTGGTTTGTGTTGTAGCATGCTTTCATTTATAACGCTTCTAGCATGTCCAATTTGATCAGCAATAAGCCAAAATGATTTAGGGTATGTATATCTCATAGCTTCCTAAATTCATCTTTAATGCTCCACAACGTTGCCAGAAGAAACAAGGTCAAGATCAAGTCTATTATTTCAATTATCATTATCTCTCGCTCCATCAGTCTACTTTAAGCCTTAATAAGTTATAGCACTCAATGTACTTTTCTCTAGCTTTTCCTTTGTATCGATCCTTGAACAATTGAAATGTCTTTCTTTTGTACTGATATTCACTTTCTCCACGTACAAAATACTTCTTGCAAAATGCTTTTCCCTTACCATAAAGGTAGTTTACATTGTCAGCTTGATCTCCGCTTACCATTTGTTCATAAAAATTGTACCTAGCATCATCATAGCTGATGTCTAAGAGAGTTTTATGCTTGTAATGATAATTATACAACCAACAAGGTAACTGCTTGTAGTCCTTATCTATTGCCACAATA